GTTCACATTCGATGTGAACGAACACCTCATTCTTCTTGCGGATTTTAAGAATGTCGGACATATTAACCTCCCGATGTGAAGCGCCGCCAATCAATCATATTCTTGATATGCGTATGGCGCCAGCGGAGTGTACCCATGATTTCTTCAAGGGTTTCCACCAGTGTCTTGAGGTAAATGATTTTTTCTTCCGACTTCTGAAGCTCGGTATCCGCGTTAAAGTAATACTCAAGGTCCGACTTCATGATTTTAAGCCCATTGAATGGATCGTATGGCCAATTACGAGCAGTCATTTCTTCCTGGGTCATCTTGCCATTAAAGTAGAGCCATTTGTCCTTTAATAGGATCTTTTGGTCAAGCTCTTTCTTCTTGAGTTGGAGCTTTGTAATGGAGATCAGCTCAAGGTACTTCGCGTGAACCTTAGCAGTCTTCTGCGAAGCCTCGTCGAGGTTCATTTCATCAATTTCAGCATCCTTCTTCCACATTACCAATAAGTCATCAAGTGTAATCATAATATAGTATTATTTATCCTATCCTAAATCAGATGAATTCAAATCTCGTATATCTAAAAGTAACATCGGCCGTAGCGTATTCCACATTAGTGTTCTGTGTGATAAATTGGATCGCGCTAACACTTACCGGAAATGCATCGACATATCGAATTTTCTTATTCGATGTATTCGACGAAGTTAAAATATGAAGAATAATATCGCAATACTTGAATTTATTTTCCTGGGTGTTTGCACGAATCCAGTTATAGATTTCAATGTAATTCTCCATGTTTTCGGAGAGGATAAAATTCATTTCAAAGGGAGCGTAATCCAAACGATCTCCCGGAACATATGCTTGCTGTGATTGAAACGGTGTGGCGATTTCTCCAATGCTCAGTGCCGGAATTGAGGTAGATGTACAGAAGTATTCTAAATTTGCAAATTCATTCGAAGCAATGGTAACCTTAAACCCGGTTGGTGAAAGGTAGTTTTTGTTCTGGGTGAGGTTATTCATACAAGTATTTATAAACTAAAAAGGGGAGCCTTTTCAGACTCCCCTCTTTAAAAACCGGTATCAATAGAGATACCGAGACTGATTAGCCATTGTCCAAGATACCCTTGACCGCGAAGATGCGGAAGTATCTGTTGGAGCGATTTGTACCAACGCCGTTCACTGAAGTTGCTTCAGCGAATGGGTTAGCGACCATGCCGTAACGGGTTTTGAATCCGATACGTGGTTGGAAATCTCCTGGGTTAACCGCACGTACCATTGTGAGTGGAACGTATGGAGCATAGAAGAGACCTGCATCGTATGGATTTGTTCCACGATAGCCAGAGGTGACGTAGTCATCGGTAGCATATGGATCAATATAAACCTTGGTACGACCATTGAGAACACCAGCAAAGGTGCTGCCGGTGTCGTCAACTTCGAGGTTTGTGCTGAGGGCTGGAGCGTAATCCAGTACGCCAGCAGCCGCGAGTGCGGTTGCAACGTCTGAAGAGCAGAGGATGAAGTTACCCTTGCCACGACGTGTTTCTTTTGCGATCACATTTGCTTCGCGTTCGATTTGAACAAGAAGACCCTTGAACTTTTCAACGGACCAACGACCATCGGAGTCGGTGAGAAGGTTAAAGGTACCGGTAGCAGCCATATTTGCTTGTTGTGCACCGAGTTTGGCTTTCACATTGATCGTGCGGATAACTTCGCGATTGATTTCAGCGAGGATTTCAGCAGAGAGGATGTTAGCAAGCTCAGATTCTGCATCGAGACCGTGAACGGCCTTGAGGTCTTGAGCAAGTTCCATCGTGTATTCAGCCTTGAGGGCGCGTGTCTTTGCAGTCACGGTTGCTTTCTCAATGCTAAATGCCATTTCGCCGAATTCGCCAGCACCGGAAGAACCGGAACCGAGAGCTTCAGCTTCTGCTGTCGTCATACCGGTGCCAACTGCGAAGGAGTTATGAACTCCATCAGAATCGGCGCCGCTTCCGCCTGTAACGGCTGGAAGTGAAGAAGAATTTGAAGCCTGTGAACCAGTACCAGCAAATGCTGAATTGGCTTCATTGAAGAGGGCTTCAGTTCCATCTTGTGTGGAGTATCTGCTCTTCATTGCGAAGATCAGACCAGTTGGGCCAGACATTGGTTGAACGCCAGCGATGTCGTAGGCGATCAGGTTTGGCATTGAACGGCGGACAAGGCTGATCAGGATTGGATCCCAATTTGCGATGCCTGTGCCAGTTGCATTAGCTGCGGTCTCATTAAGACCTTGGAAAGACGACTGAGCGCGTTCTTCACGGAGTGCTTTTTCTTGATTTTCAAGAATGCACGCTGTGACTGAGCGGCGGTAGTTATCTTTGATTGCTGGGAGATCCTTATGGTTGATGATAGGATTCCACTTTTCTTGGAGTTTTTCTGAGTTGAACATATGAGTTAATTCCTTATTAGGATTAAATTGTTTATGACTTGAGTGTGCGGGTAATTGCTGAAGAATATGCTGCCATTACGGGAGTCAGTTCATTTTCGTGATCTGATTCATTGAGTACGGCGGTTTCTACTTCGTTTTCTTTGGACTTCTTAACAATCTTGCGGAAGTAAGATTCTTTGACGGACCGAACCTTTTTTGTGAAAGATTCAGCATCTTCAAAATCAATACCTTCTGACAGACTGGTGAGCTTGACTGCTTCTGTTGAAGCAAGACCGACTGAAGCCTCAGCAAGGATCTGATTACGCTTGAGGGCGTTAACAGACTCATTGAGTTTCATGTTGGATTCGGTTGCCTTCATCAGCTGTTCTTCAAGGGAAGCAACATTCTTATTGAGTGTATCAACAAGATTTTCCTTGCCCTGTGGAACTTCGATGTAGCTTTCAGTGAACACATTCTTTAATGCGTTAATGAAATTTTCGGCGATTTCGGTGCGTAGACCAGATTCGATTGCAACTTTGTTCTCTTCCATCCAGGTACCTACGACATAGCTAAGATAGCTGTCGACCTTTTCTGAGAGTGAAGAAGCAATTTTAGTTGTTTCTTCATCCAGTTGGGAGCGGTAATTTTCCTCGATGCGGGAGACTTCTTCTGCAAGTTTGGCCTTAACGGTTGATTCAAACAGTTGAGATGCTTTAGAACGGAAGGCTTCTGAAAGAGAGGTTTCGGCCTGTAAGAGAACATTAAGGTTTTCCTTAACGTCATCTTCTTTCTTATCTTCTTTTTCCTTGTCATCGGCAGATTTCTCTGCTTCTGGTTGCTGTTCGTCTTCACCTTTTTCGTCGGCTTTTTCAGCTTCGGAATCGTCTTCGGATCCTGCCTTTGGTTCTTCAGCTTCTGGCATCTCTTTTGGAGATTTTAAAGAGCTGTAAACATTAGCGAGATCCTCAGTCTTCATGGACGACATATGTTGGTACATTGCGTTGATGAGCCCAGCTTTGGTTTGTGGAGCTTCTGCTTCAGGAGCCGCAGCAATTGCCGCGTTTACCGAATCAGCTGCCTTTTGAACCTCTGGTGCAAGTGCTGGAGATTCTGGTTTTCCCAGAGAATGTGGCGCAATCGCCACTGGAGCAGCACTTACTGCGGACGCAACTGCATCGGCGGCTGGTTTTACAGCATCCGCTTCAGGAGCACCCACCGGTACAGCATTTGCTACTGGAGCATCCGCGGTACCTTCTTTGTCATCAAGCTTCTTCTTGCCTTGTTCCTCGCCAGAAACTTCAACATCTTCAACGAGTCCATCAGCAAGTAGTTCCTCAACAGTGATGTCTTCAATGAGATCGACTTGACCTTTTGATGTGTGTGACATATTTGTTTTAGATTTAGCCTACTATAATAGTATAGTGGTTAAAGTTTAGAGAGGATACCAAGCGAGAATTGCTTGTGATCAGTCTCCGTTAATTCACGAATCACCTTGGATGTATTCACGTTACCATAATTAGCATCTTCAGCTTTACCCATAATAGAAAGTTTTGAGCAATTATTTAAGAACAATTGCATCGAGAAAGTTTTTAAACACCCGTGCCTGAGCTTCAATAAGCTGCTTAGACGGTGTGCGGTTGATTTCTTTTTGAATCTTCTCGGCAATGATTTCATTACCGCGAACAAAGTATTCAACGCCTTCCATGATACCATTCACAAAGGCTTCTGGAGCAGAAGGATCTTGAACAATATCAATAGTAGAAAGAACAAAGTCTGGCTTTACTGCCATGATGCCACCGCTGCGTTCCAGCGAACCCATACCGCGGCTTGAAACGCCAAGACGAACTCCGCCTTCAACAAGACCTTTTACGATATTACCCATCGGAGTATTGAGAATGAGCGCCTTACCCATTACATTATGTCCGTCCCATTTGAGAGAAGTAATGCGATGCGAGACCTTATCAAGGTTCACGGTAGGAC